AAAAATTGTTTTAGTTTTTGTGTCATGTAATATATTATTTAGTTTTATCTATATTATTTAAGACATTTGTAATTCTGTGGTAATAATCCATATACTTTGGTACTGACCACTTTTCCTCATCAACAATGTCTCTAAAATCAATGAGTAAATTTTTAATTTCTGTATTTATTTCCATATTAAAATTGTTTTGTTGGATGCAATATATAAAACTTTTTTAAATAATTGTGTATAAAATGTGAATTATTTTTTTGTGTATCTGCTTGACCTACTGCGTTTAACGATAAACCTACTGCGTTTAACGAATAGAGTAAGTGCCTTTGTTAAATCCTTCTAAAGCATATTGAGCTGCGTAGCGGATTGAGTCGATGCAGTGGTTAAATTTATCGACAGGTTTTGTTTGACCTTTGGTTGCCCAAACATAATTATTTAATTCTTTGACAAGATCCGTGGAGTCAGGATCTATTATCAAATCAAAGTCCTGAAGTAATGCAATACCAGATAGAATAGACCCACTGCGTTTAACGGTCGGTCTTATGTTCACTCCCTTCGCCTTGACTTCTTTAATAAGTCTCGGCTCAGAGTTATCTGATATTATTAATTGTGGTCCTGCATATCTTATGTTAAAGTCTGCAATCTGTGATGTAGATAATCCTACCTTACAATACATTACTTTACAGAAGATACGCCTTCCCTTTTTATCTATACTGAGTTTAGTGAGAACAGTCGGATCAATACTAAATCCAAAGTCTTGACCGTAGTAAATGTCATAGTTCTCATTGAAGTCGCCTATTCTCCAGTTTCTAAATATTACACCTTCTTGCTTCTCCAACCAGGCTCCCATAATCTGATGAGTATATTTCTCTGGTCTTCTTCTTCTGATATCTTGTATTTGATTTAGAAATGATATGGACAAATGATCTTTATTGTCTAAGTAAGTTGTGTGTATATAGGTGATGCTTTGCCTGATCCCATTGTAGCCTTCTGGTATATCTCTGTTTTGAAAGAACCTACTATAAATCCAATGCTCTTTTGTTGTTGGGTTAAGAATCAGAATTACCCTATTGAGTTTATTCTTCACCCTAACAGATTGATCTATTTTATCAAAGTCGTCTTCGTTTGTTAACTCCTCAGCTTCGTCTAGTACAAACGTGGTTATTGCGTTTAATGATTTAAGTGCGGCAGTCTGGTTTCCTGATGCAGTTCTTATACCTTTAAATAATATACTTGACTTTGTTTTTATATTTGTGATCTCGTCTTTAGTTATTCTAAAGTCTTCGACCACACCCATAAGCTCCAACTTCTCAATAAACTCTGGTATAATTGAAGATGCGGCAGATACCATTGTATATCTCGTAAACAATATCTTATGACCTCTTTCATAAGTGAGCAATAAAAGAAAAACATTTACTGCAAATGACTTACCGCTACCACGACCTCCAGTTACTAAAAAATATCTTGATTGATTTCCAAATGCTTGGTACTTGCTATTCAGCTTCGGTGGTTTCATCTATATCTATTGTTTTCTCTTTACTACCCTCAAAGAAATTCATTATGGATATATCTACCTTTTCTGCATTACCACCTAGATCTACATAATCTTTTGGCTTCCCATAAACATACTCTACGATCATCTTACGGTCAAACTGTGATTCCCTTGCATTTTCAGCTATTAGTTTCCAAAACTCTTGTTCAGACCCATAGACCTGTCTTATAGCGTCTGTGGCTAATACTTTTGACCTATTGCGTTTAGCGACATTCATTTTACTAGAAGTCGCCAGAGAACGCCTTAAAATGGCGTCTCCTGGCTTCTGACCATTATTCTTTCTACCATCTGTAGATTTCATATACTTTCTTACTGTTTTCTTTCTAGGCATTTAGTTTTGTATATATGTTCATATGTTTGCCAGATCTTATCACTCCAATTAGTTTTTGTATACATCTTTTCGCTTTCTGCTTTTGTACCTTTATATTCTAATATTATTATAAAGTTTTTACCAATAGGTTTTGGATATAATTTATAACCATTATTAATACACCAGGAGATAGCATCTAAATTATATTCAGGAGCAATCTTTTTCTTTTCAACAGTCTTGTTTGACGCTCTTCCTTGCATTCATAATTTTTATCATAAATTCTATTTTGTCATAAGCGTATTGTTCTTCACTTTCTGGGATTGACCCTATTAAGTTTATTAATCTGTTTTGTTTATATTTAAGTAGTTCAGATTTTAGTTTTGAGTTTTCTGCTATTAGATCTTGTCTTCTTGTTGTAGAGTTTTTTAATGAGTCACTATATATCTGTTCAAAGTTAGTACATAGGTTTGCAAGTTTTTTATCGTGTTTTAAAATATGCGGTACAACTTTATTAAGACAATGTAAAACGTTTGTATGATGAGCTCCCATAGACTCTGCAATCTTTTCTAAACCACAAAAAGTATGCTTTCTTGCTAGATGAAAATATATTGACCTAGCATAAACATACGGTCTTTGTCTAGTTTTTTTAGTAATATCAAGTTCGGTAAACTCTTCAATAAACTTTTGTATGTCAATTAACTTCATAGTCATAATTTATTTTTGACAAACTTATAAAAAATTTTGCGTATTTAATAGCTAAATAAATTCCTTGACACTCTTCATATAATTCTAATTGCTCAAAAAACCTTAGTGATTTTTCACATTGTGCAATACTTGATCCTTCGGTAATATCCGTGATTGTGTATTCAAAATACAACTTAGTCAAAGGGTGTTTAAATTCCAAAGTATTTGACATAGTTATTAACTGCTGTTTCAACCTTTCGTTTTCCTGACCTAAGAAAATCATCTGACGCTTCATCTGTTATTACCTTCTTTGTTTTTTTATCTATTACTATAAATTCAAAAGTATCTTTATCAAATAGTTTCATATAAAGATAAGCTTGAATGTCATATCCATAAAAATATTTATTATAATCCCAATTTGCTATATCGCCAGTTGTTTTAATATCAACAACACGATCAGAACATAATAAATCTGCTTTACCTCTAAAAGGTAATCCAAAAATATAATTTATGTTTGGTACTTCAGGCTTACCATTTAAAATAAGATCACTTGCCCTACTGTGTTTAAGAATGTGCATTTTCAAATCTTCTGCCCATAATTTTTCTTTAACAGTCATAACCTCTTTCTTACTGACCCTTTTGAGTTGCTTGAAGTCTGCGCTTCTTCTTGTTGGCACATCTATAAAATCATAGTAATCTTGCATCTTATCAGCTTCTAATATAGTAACGTGAAATAGTCTACCGTCTCTTAACGGTTTTATATCAGGACTAAATTTATTATCCTCAAATAGGTAATCCTCTACGCTTTCACATAACTTTTTACAAGAAGAAGAGGATAAAGCATTGACACCTAAATATCCATAATAAAATACATTGTCATACATTTTATCTATAATTTCATCTACACTCCAAACAGATCCATCAAGTAGTGTTATTGTTTTCATAGTAATTTTTTTGCTTTATCTATATGAATATATGCAACAATCTTATTTACTCTATTGGTATTTTCAAAGTTTGTTGTTGCTGGATTTTTACAATTAACTTCCCACTCTGGTTCAGATAAAAATAAATTATAACAATATATACCTTTTGGTGTACTGCATATATATAGAGGTGTTTCACTAGCACCAAAACATTCTGATACTAAATAATCATATTTACTTTTTTCAATTAGCAGTGTATCGTAATGTTTCTTTCTGCATTTTAGTTCTATACGATATCCCCATATTTCAGAATAACAATCCCATTTAGATAACTTATCTTTTGATTTTACAAGATCAGGAAAATGATAAAGCTTTAAGTAATCAAATAAACCTTTTTCACTTTTAATAGTTATCATATAATATTTTAAGGGGATTGTAAACATTTGAAATAAAACAAGAGCTACAACTAGTACCTCTTTGATGTGCATCAAAAACTCTGTTATAAATGTTTATTAATTTAGATACTTTATCGGCAGATATAACACTACCTTTTGTGTTGAACACCATATCTAAATAATTAAATTCATCTTCTGTTAAACACTCTGGACGTCTATACTTGAACAAACTATTAAGTTTTGCTTTTCTTTCTTCACATCCACAGTCTTCACCGAATGCCCACTTAACAGCTTTCTTAATACCAGTTGCTTCTGTTATTTTTTCTATATCATCACCAAGTCCTTTAGACTTGTTTTGATTTTTAGCATCAAAGTTTTTCTTCCAATCTTTATATGCTTTTGTTCTTTTGTCTTTTGGTTCTTTCATATTATTTAATTTTATCGTAATCTTTGTTAAAAAAATCTGCTATATCTTCTCCAAATTTAGTAGATATAATTTCTCTATAATTTTTACAAGAATTATAAATGCTTGTCAAAGATATTTGCGTTTCACTAGCTATTTGTCTAAGACTTTTGTCAGTGAAATAATATAGTCTAAATAGCTTTTCATCGTACCAATGCCAAGTCTTTATTTCTTTTTCAATGTTATTCATTATTATTTCATTTGCTTTTTCCATATTAAGAACATCAATATCTTCTTCATATGAGCTTGTCATATTAGTATTATATTCAAAAGGCTCAATAGTCTGATCATAAGCATCATAGTCCTTATATGTTAAGAATATGTTTTTCTTTTTTTTGTTTTGGTGTTGGTAATAAAGATTCTTAATAGTAACATAAATGTAGAGTGAATTTATCTTACCATCTTTTTTTATTTTATCAGGATCAGAAATATATTTTCTTATCCTCATATACATTTTTTGTACTAGATCTTTTGAGAGATGTCTATCCCTGCAAATACTATATGCTATCTTAATCCATTCATCATTTCTTTTAGACAGTTCTTTGAGTATCATTTTCGATTTCTTTTTGCAAATTAGCTAAAGCTCTCCAAGCTACTTTAGCTGAATGCCTAATACCATCACTGTCAAAAGAACCTGCGTCAAGTAAGTGTCTTAACAAAGCGTCAAGCTCATCACCTGATTTTGATCTGTCCCAATGTAGTTTTGTATTTGGATTATGTTGTTGGTTACCTTGGTAGCTACATCTGGCTACCTCTTTTATAGCGTCGGGAAAATATTTTAAAACACCTGAGTATACTGGTATTTTTTTTCTATCCATACCCTTAATATACTAATTTTATTTTAATTTCATATTTTTCACCATAATACTTGCGTAAATCTTTTACATAACAGATACTCATATCGTTCTCAAAAACAATACCTTCCAAAGCATCCATAAATGCTTTGTTGATATTGTCAAGAAGATCAGGACTAGAAACTCTATATGTAAATTTACTTTTTTGATCTTTAGTCCACCTTGCTGGATATTTATAAATGTAATGTAGATAATCTACATATATTGGCGTACTATGTTTAATGATCTGAAAGTCTTTAGGGAGTTGTGACAAAGTTTGTTTTGCTATCTCGTTTTTATAAAGCTTTACATTTTTTGGTGTGTAAGTGTAACCTTTTTTTGATAACCTTACAGATTGGTGTGCTTTTGGTCTTATCGTATAATTAAGTTTTATTTCCATTTTTGATGTTTAGTAGTGAGTCTATTTTGTCTATTATTCTTGGGTAACCATCTCTGCATACTTCAAAGCTAAAATCTTCAAACGGTACGCTTCTGCTTCTTTTACAAGATACCTGTACAATATTTTCATCGTCTTCGTTGAGTTGTAATTTAATTTGGGTTTCGGTTTTTTTTTCTAATGAAGAACCTAAATGCCCTGTTGGTTTGTCAGAATTATAATTACTATGTATTACACACACGATATGTATATTATATTTCTCTGTCCAGTACATTATCTTTTGTACAATGTCGTTTGATTCTTTAATGTCATTTACATCAGATACTAAATCAGCTACACCATCAATAATCATAACACCTGTCTTGTCGTAGTTTTTTTCTAAATACAATTCTATAAACAAGTTCCTATCTTCAATACTTAATGTTCGTAACCCATAAGTATCGTAATAAGAGTTATCAGTTTCTGCCATATTGATTACTCTTTGAAATACTTTTTGTGCGTGGAACTTACCCTGCTCTGTATCAAAATGTACTAGGTTTAGTTCTCCTTTATGTCCTAATAAATCACCTGTAAATTTAGTTTGTCCTGCTAAATAACAAGAACACAGCATAGAAACTAAAAAGGTTTTTTTGGATTTTGGAGCCGCTTGTATAAAAGAAAAATTACCATAAGTGCCAATAGGGACAGGATAGTAATTTTCACCACTTTTATAATAGCCATAAGATATAGCAACTGGAGGATACTCAACTCTTTCATTAGGATCAATGTATACTTTTTTGGTTAGATTGTTAAATTTGTCTTCTAGATTCATATAGGTAAAAAAAAAGGGCGGACATTTCTGCCCACCCTTAAAACAAAACAAAAAACTAAAAATCTACTAGCTCTTGTTGAGAGCTTTTTCCAGTAGATATATTACCATCTGTCCATACAACTTTACCATTACCTAAATAATCTTTAGGTACTTCTTTTTCTCTTTCTTCTTTTGTTCTGTTGTAATAGACTGAAACGTTTTGACCATATTGATTTAACTCATCTCTAATTGATAAGTCAAGATTCAAATATCTTCCATCTTTTAATTTAGATTTGTCTATTTTTTTTACATCTAGTGATATACTTGCGATTGTTGCCATAAGTTAAGAATTTATTAATTGAGACATAGCAGCGTCAGATACTGTATATTTATCATATACATTATCAACGCTTCCTCCAGAACTTAAATATTGTTTTACTTTATTGAAGTTTGGATGTTTAGGTGTAAGCATTTCCTTTTTTACAGGAGTCTTACCGTGATCATTAGTTGCATCAGCATCTTTGGTATCGTCAATCA